TAGTAAGTTCAATTGACTATGCGTATGGTACAACATATCAATATGGTGCAAGTAATACAACTACAGATAGTGGTTCTGGTACAGGTGCTAAACTTGATGTAGGATTCTGTGTTAGCTACTTACATGTTACTGATCCTGGTTCTGGCTATATTGGTACAGAAACAATTACATTCACAACTGCACCAAACGGTGGTGAAATTCGTGCAACTGGTACATTGACATATACAACTGATGACAGTACACCATATGATGCTGAAGCATTCCCTGCAATCATTGCATATGCTAAGACAACTTCAGGTGGCACAAATCAAATTGCTGACATCAACAAACAACAAAGTACACGCCAATACAAAGTAACAACAGCAGACGGTACTGCATACTGTGTATTAAAAGCAGGTACTCCTAGCAATTTGGGCGAGATGTCTATTACTGCAACTGATAGTTCAGGTAAGACATACTATGTTACTAAATTAACAAGACACTTAGCTACATTGTCACAATATGGTTCAAGTGGTTGGCAATTTGCAACAGGTACTCGTGTACAATGGGTTACAGGTAGTCCAACTGCTGGTACTACAGTTCAAATAGCTAACGCTTAAGGGGAACATCATGGGAAGACCTCTTAAAATAGCAAAATACGATAGTTATCGCAATCAGTTATTGGATACTGGTTTCCCTAATGATGGGTTAACAGATAATGGTTTTAGTTCAAGTGGTGTTGGTGTTGTCGGTGGACACACTAATACACACGGTGATAACTTAAACATCAAAGCCAGAGTTAAAATTGGTACACATACTGAAGCTGATGGATTTGTGTTACGTCAAAAAGGCAAACACAAATTCTTAGTAACAGATGGTACTAACACTGGTATTTGTACATTGGCTAATACTAGCAATGGTAGTCTAGCAAGTGATACAATGACTGTTACTGTAACTACTGCTGATTCTAGTACACACAAATTAACAAGCCTCACAAACAAATGGGGTGTTGGATTTGATGGTACTAAGTATCTATTGTCATTTGCACACAATGGTGTTGTAACTGGTACTGCATATGCAGAGGCATCAGTTAATCATTGGTAATATTTTTATTACAACAACAAGAAAGCACTCTATTTTAGGGTGCTTTTTTTATGAGGTTTTGTAGTTTGTCTTGTACTACATCAAAGTTAACTGTATTGAATAGTCCTGGATGTAATGGTTTTGGATAATGTTTACTATCTACCCAACAGTACCCTACATGTTCATCATTGAGAGTAGGTATGAATTCATTTTCTATCTTACAAAAGAATGTATGATATGTGAATTGATTGTTGACAAATTTTTGAATTGGAATGAGTTTGGCTTGCTCAGGGAAAAATGCAATTTCTTCTATACACTCACGTTTAACACCTTCAAACAATGTTTCACCTTCATCTATTTTTCCACCTGGAATGCCCCAATTACCAATGTTCTTAGAATCATTGCGTAGTAAAAATAAAAATCTTTGTGTGTCATTGGCGTAAAAAAACACACCACCTGAGTTGTTCTTCATAGTATGATTTATCAGTTATGAAGTTGACCATTAAATTACTATGTTATAATCACCCTGATCATACCAGCCCTCAAATGATTTCATCCAAATGCCTTCAGCAAATCTATATTGAACTCCTGAGGTAATGTTAGTAACATACTCTACATTGGGTGCATTTATGCTATCAAAATCAACAGACCATTGACCTGTTGTTGCACTATATTGAATGATATCATTTGCATTTGCAACTACACTTCCCCAAACACTATAGTTAAGGGGACTAGTTGTTGCACTGCCAATTGGTTCTACAATCAAATAACGTTGTCCATCTGCTACTGCAGGCAATCCTTGACTAGGGCCTTTGACCTGAGGATTAATAATACTATCAACTGACTGTAATGTATTTTGCGGTAATGTGTCAACATCAACATTATAAATTAAAAGTCTATCATCTTCTGGATTAAATGCAATAGTACCCACTATGTCTGTGGTCATATAGGGATTTTGCAACCATATTTGACTTATACCTGGTCTTACAGTTCCATACACATTCAACACACTTGACCAATACAACTGACTATCAGGATTAGCTGGTAAATCAATTTGTTTATTGTCAGGGTTGAACGGTTGATCTGCTCTTATGATTTGTAATGTATTGCCTATGAATAATATTTTGTATCCATATGGTGTAATTTTTTCACGTGTACCTAATAATAATTGATCATCCTGCATATCTGTAAGTGCATTTCCCTTAAATATACTTGCAATGATTTTGTGAATAATACCAAGTTTTTTGATTTTACTTGGGCTACTAATCCATATAGGCATATAGAATTTCCATGACATGACATCAATGGGATTAGCACTGCCAGTTGGTATACTGCGACTACTAAATGTTAATCCATCTTGATACACTACACTTAAACTTGTCCAATCAATAAAATTATCAGTGCTTTGAATTTCCATACTAGGATTAAACAATACACCCAACTGCTCTAATAACTCTAACTTTTGATTGTAATTAGTTGTCCAAAAATCTACTGTTACTCTTAGCGTATACGGGACTGGCATAATACGTTCTACTGTAAACGCTTGTCCTTGTGTAGGCTGTGTTGTACCTGTTACAGGATCAAATGATCTTTGTCTTACATTTAGTTTGTCTAAAAAGTAAGGGTCTTGTGTACGTTGTTGATCGTATTCTACACCAGTGATATAGTAAGTAATCATAGGTGCACTTGGCAAACTACTTGGACTATTGTTTGCTTGTTGTGTTGCAACCATTCTACTAGTGTCACCATATTGAATAGGTACACGAACTACAATAGGATTACCTGCAGGATCAGTTCCCTTTGTAACATTCCAATCTGAAAAAATTCTAGCAAACTGAATTAAAAATCTGCGTATCTGCTGGTCGTAAAAATATTGTGCCATTGTTTGCCTTAATCTACATTAATCTTAAGTATGCTTGAAAGTGATTGTATCTCTGGTATAGTAGTACCATTCGTAAGAGTTGTAACATTACTATTATTAATGAATGAACCCAATTGAGTTTGATTTTGATTCAATCCACCTGTTACTCTATTATTAACACTTATCTTGATCCATAACGAACCATCCCAACGGAACATTACTTGGGGCAAGTAATCTAAACGCAAGAAATAATCACCAATAGTAGGATTAGATGGGAATGCAATGCCTGATTTGAAAGGTAATCCATTTGGTGCAGTACCGTCACCTACTAAATAACCATCTGTATAGCCATACCCACGTGGGGTTGTTCTAACAATGAATGTAAATCTTGGATCTTCATCAGCTCTAAAGTCCATGATATTAGTATCTACAATCAATGCTTGGTTGAATGATGATAAACTAGGATCTTGGTCTGCATCTGAGAATGTATTATCAGCAGTACCGTATGGTGCAGTAATTGTTGAAATTGCATGTGCAGCAATAACCAAATCACCCTCTACTTGTCCTGAATTAGTATCTGAGCGTTGAGGTGCTATTTCGGCAGCCTCTAAATTCATTCTTACTAAACTTTGCAACAACTCTCTTGATCCAATAGGCAGTCCTTGTATTCCTGCAAGTGCAGCAGGACCAATGACAATGAATGGACTAGGTCCTCTAAGTACAATAGTACCTCTTGTTGGAGTAGGTGCACCTTTAAACGTAACAATACTTGCAGGTAGTGCAGGCTTACCGGCATCATCAGTTGGTGCCAAATACAATTGACTTCTGTCGTAACCCAATTTAGGAACAATTCTAGCGGCTTCTGATATTAATGCATCATTAACTTTAATATTTTGATTGTAACGACCAATAATGTCTTTAAGACTATCAGCGGTATCTAGTGCCCAATATGGTGTGTTCACTACATATTGACCTGTTGCTGGATCAAGAATTGTACAAGGTGTTCCTACTGGTACATTTTGTTGTGCAACATAATTTGTATTACCATAACTAACAACATAGCCCGGTACATAAGTAGCAGTCTTGCTCCAATCTCCCAAATAATTATCTGTGCTTGCTGGTGTTTTAAGAATATTACTAAACTCCTGACTATCTACTAATGGTTCACACTTGATACGCCATAGATGTGGGTACCATGTTTGACTAAAACCTTCACTAGCAAAATTGCCATCAGTAACTTGATAGTATCTACG